GTCAGTATTGAACCTTACAACTCTTCCACCACCAGTGTTGTTCGTGAAGCCAACATATATCTTTTGATAGTTATCCGATACGCTAAGGCTATCTACTTCTATCTTGGTTACGACCGAAGTAGAGTTGAATAAGCCAGTCGCCGCAACATTTGCGTTAAAGGCCGAGTCTTCTGCATATGAGCCGCTAATCTTGGCAAACTGCTTTATAGAGGTTCCGTCCCATATAATCTGCGAGCCACCAATATAAAAAGATCCAGCACCACCTGGCGCGAATCTAACTGCGTTTATGCCAATACCACCAGTAGTTGTTCCAAAAGAAAGCAAGACAGAACCATTGCGTGAGTTTATTCCTGCTATATTTACAGAAGAGTAGCCATTGTAATAGTCAAAGAGGCCAACTATTAAAGTCAGCTGACCGTCGGTGTCTGCGTCATATACATATCCAATACTATCGTCATTTCGTATCACGCCGGCTATATTGCCTGCTAGTATAGATGTGCTGTTGAAGTCAGCAAGCAAAGTAAGGTCATTGTTGAATGCGAGCACGCCATTGTTGAATCTAAAAGTAGGTTGTCTATATGTAAAATCCACTGCGGCCTCGCCATTCGCGAATATATATTTACCAAAGTCGGCATAACTATCGCTTATGCTAAAACCTATCTTCTCGCCTTCTTCTGGTTGAGTATAGAACTTTATCGTCAAATCTTTTATTGCCATCTTATTTATTTATTTTTTTATCGTCAAAAGCAACATAGAAGTCAGTCCATACGCTTTCTGCTATGTCGGTTGCCATTCTGTCAAGAGTGCCGTCCTCAAACGACCTCTCTACAAATGGATTTTTCTTTATTCCTTTTGTATATATAGAATAGCGAAGGGCCCATGGATTTATGCCTTTTGCTTTCGCCCATCCTTGAAGCGCTGATATAGGCGGCATCTTGTCTTTGTAAGAAAACCTGCTGCCTCTGCTTAATAAGGTTCCATTTACTCCTTCATTTATATAGTTGCCATGCTCGGCCATATATACTGATACATTGGCAGTTCCTGCTTCGTTGAACTCTATCTCGGACTTTATGCTATCTCGCAATGAGCCAGAAAAAGAAGGCGCTTGTTCTTTAAGCGACTCTTCTACCAATGCCGCATACTTTTCTAGCGTCTTGTAATAGTTTTTTTGTTCTCTTATTATGGACTGCATGGGCTTATGACATCGTTTTGAGTGGCGACGGTGATTTGTAGCACCCATCCGTCCATTAAGTTTGTATGCTTTAATATAAGCGGCGTCGCGGAGCCAACCGATATAAGTTCAACGCCAGTCCTTGTATTCCTTAATCTTGTTATTAAAAAGTTTAATATGTAGTCGCATAGATTGAGGTTATCAATCTCATTATCGTTGCCAGCAAACTTGTCTTCTTCTTGGAACTTTGATATGTTTCTTTGGTCTAAAATGGCTATCTCAAAAGTATATGAGTTCATTTGGCTAGATGCGAAGTTCCTTGATATAGGATTTATATGCGCGATAGGCGGTATAGATTTTTTATATGTATCTAGTTCGCCAGTGCCGCCATGTATTATTGTATGCACCTCGCTACAATCTTGTAGGATGCCGTGAATGGTGCTTATGCAAAAAAAGTAGTCGTTCATTATATCATTTCTTTATTTTAAGACAGATTTTTATTTTTTGTTATAGTCCTCTTTTTATTCTCTGTATGTCTAGTTGAGACTTCCTTATATAGAAGTTCATAAAAGTTAAAAACTCTATCGCAGGGCTCTCTCCGACTTCTTCTATTTTTAAGTAGTCTTCATGCGCCGCTTGATAAAGCATTGAATACCAGCCAAACTCCTCTTGGAATACTTGCTCGTCGTCTATGATTTGTAGGTTTTCTCCACTTTCTTCTTCTTTTTCCGAGTATAGGTATCGATAGCGCTTAGTAAGTCCTCTCTTAAACTCGAAAAAAAAAACATAGCACCCATAACTATTCTAAAATCTACATGCTTTAAGGTGTCGGCATGCTTTTGTGTTCCTTCGTATTTTTCTATCTCATATAGGTCGCCCTCGAAGAATATAGAGTTGATGGCTCTCTTGAATATGTTCTGTTTTTTTATTGGCCTATACAAAATCGCGGCGATACGATGAAGCTGCTTGCCATCTCTTATGTATTGTTCTAGATCTATAAACTCGTTGGTCGTTATCTTTTCTAGATTTGGAATAAAGCCCCACTCTTTGTTATCGAATATGAACCTGTTTGCCAATGCGGGCTTCTCTGCCATCGCAAAGTTTATTTTTTGTAGTATCTCATCGTTTTCTTTTTTTGGCTTATCCAGGTCAATCCCTATCGCTTTTAGTATCTCTCTTTCTATCTTGCCTTCGTCGCCCTTGAAGGTCTCCGATATAAGCATTATCTGCATGTATTTTTCTATGCTGAGCTTCATTTAATATACTTTTCTTTTTGTGTTCGATGCTTTTAGTCTATGAGTGATTGCATATCTAAACGCGTCAATGGTATGGTTATACATATCTACCGGACTATCTGCCTTGCGGTCCGACCAGATGTAGTTGTTTAGCTCTCTCGCTATGTTGATGCTAGACGGATCTACAATCAGCTTAAAGTTTTGTATAAGCTTTATGCCTTCTGCCACCGAGCCGGCGCCTTTTACGCATGGCTTTATGTTTATGCCGCTTCTTTTTAGCTCTTCAATAAGCCTTGGCTCGGAACTATCTGCGATGACTTCGGTCCTGCCGACGGTGCCTTTTATGAGAGAATATATCTCGTTGGTCGTCAAATGTTCGCCATACATCTCTTCTTTAATATATATCGTCTCGTTTTTCTTATCGACCGCAACTCTTATCAATGTAGAGGGGTCGGACTTGAATCCAAAGTCCATTCCATATATAAAATCTATGTTGTAGTCAAAGGCGCCATAAGACCAGTTTGAGAAAACAACTCCTTCTGCTGTATCTAGCCAGCCACCCATTATGACATGCTCGAACTTTTTAAGGTTTTTCTCTTTGACCCACTCTATCTCGGATATAAAACTAGGGTCTAGGTTATCCATATTGTCAAGATAGGTCGTATGCATATAAGATACATTTTCTTTTGTAGAGTTTTGGCCTTCTTCTACTCCCATGCTCTCGAAAAATCTTTTATATACAAAGTGAGTTTTTGTAGTCGGGTTCATTAAAAGTATAATGCGATTTTGTTTGCCTTTTTTTCTTACCGAAAGCTGTATGTCGTCAAAAGTCTTTTCGTCAATAAGTTCTTCTGCCTCGTCTAGAATCCAGGTCGTTACGCCTTGTAATGATTTTAATGAAGCCGTCTGTATGCCTGACGCGGTTTTTATACCTCGGAACAAAATCTTGCTGCCAGTAAATAAGCATGTTATCGAATCCTTTGTTATCTCGAAGTATTCTTTATAGCCAGTCATTTCAAGCTTTGATACGAACTCTGGAATGATAGAGATATGAGCCGACTTCATTGTATATCTTGTAAATAAAATCGTATGGTCTTTCTCAAAAAGCATGAGTAGGACNGCCCAGTATGATACCGAGAATGATTTGCCTGAGCCTCTTCCTCCTGTAATGATNAAGAATCTGCTCTTATCTGTAAAGAGAGGCTTGTATTTTTCTGGCAGGCTTATCATTCGCTTGCTTTTTTTATTAAATAGAACCAAAGCCATATAATCTTTGGTCTAATGAACTCATAGGCTAGCCATATCAATATATATTCCATCTATTCTTCTTTTTTCTTGTCGAATGCGATAAGGTCGGACAGATTTAAGTCGCCGACTGTAAGGTTCGTAGTCTGCTCTATGGACTGCATAGGCTTGCCATATACATAGTTGAAGTATAGAGTAATCGCCTTCATGTCGCCTTGTTTTATTTTTTCAAGGAGTTTGGCCGCGACTATGTTTCTATCAATATGCTTGTCTAAAAGATTGATAACCTCTTGCTCTTCGTCTTTTTTTGGTCTGCCAGGCTGATAGGATCTTCTACCTCCTCTGTTTTCTTTCTTTGGTTCCATTATGTTTTATTTTTATTTAAGCAAATGCTGCTACTCTCTCNACCATCTTGCCGATAAGGCCAGGGCACGCGCATTTTTCTAGCTTGCTGCTGAATACATCGTTGTATAGAATAAAGAGCTTGTCTAGGTCTTCGCTAACAATGACGGGGTTCGACTTTATTCTTTTTACGAATGCGACTTCTTCTTTTGTGAAGTCTCTGTTTGATTTTAGCCAAGGGAACATCTTGTTTAAGTTTATTCTTCTTTGCTCGCATGCTTCGCACTTGTCTATGCCTAGCGCGGTTGTTGCTTTTTCTATCAGGTCGCCTAGGCCAGCTGATTTGATTGATTGNTTTTTTGCCATATATTATTTTAGGTTTTCATACTCTATTCGGATCTTTTCCTTTATTTTAAGTATTCTGTTGTTTATCATNACGAATGATATGCCAGACTCTCTGCTAATGCATCGCTGGCTTTTCTTTTCTATAAAATGTATTCTATAAAGCTTCGCGTCGAATATATCGAGCTTGCTTACTGCTTGTTCTAGCGCAGCCATTTGCTTTGTTTTTTCGTAGTCAAGCTCGTAATCATAGTCTTCGTTGTTGCTCTCGTAGTCTATATCGCCAGATCTATCGGTCATTTTATAGTCTTTCTTCGTAATATGATTGATATGCCGATTTCTCAAAGACATAAATATATAGCTATCAATGCTTTTTATATCATCTTTATCGTATATGTCTATGAGTATCTCTTGAAGTATGTCTTTTGTAAGATCAAGGTCTATGCCAATAATCTTGCCAAATCTCAACCACCTCTCGAAGTCGGCATCTTTTATAGTCATCTATTCGTCTTGAATCGATTTGTAGCCACATTAAGAGTGGTTGCTATAAAGAATATAGCAGCGGATTCAACATAGCTTATATTAAGACAGAAAAAGTGCTGGTTGATTTTCCAGAATATAGGTATTAAGACGGCAAATGATATAATACATCTTGCCAGCTGCATAGAAAGCCTTTTTTTAAGGTCGTCTTTTGGTATAAAAACTTTAATCTTCATTTTTTAATAGATTGTTTATATCACCGCCATTGTTTTTTACATAATCAATGGTCTCTTCGTCTGCCCTTCTTTTTAAGTCTTCATATCTTATGGAGTATCTGCCTTGCTCCATCTCGAAGAATAAGATGTCGTCTTCTTTTTGATTTTCTCTTTCTTCTTCGGTCGTGTATTCGTTGTAGTATAAAAGCAGCCTGATATGAAGGGTCTGCCCGTTTTGCTCGAAAAACTCTTGCTCTGTCATGTTGTATATATTATTTTTTAATGAACTCTCTATATTTCTCATAGTCTTCTATTCTTGCTTCGGCAATCTTAAAGTAGTCTTCGTCCATCTCCATGCCTACAAAAGAAAAGCCTTCTAGATTTGCTGCTATGCCTGTTGAGCCAGAACCCATAAAAGGATCTAAAACTATGCCGTTTGGCGGAGTTATCAATCTACAAAGGTATGCCATAAGACTGACTGGCTTTACGGTAGGGTGTGTGTTCTTTTTTGCTTTTAATACCCATTTGTTATCTTTACAATCGCATGGTTTTAG